GCCGTCAACAGTATTACCGGCCAGCGCCAGAGCGCCATTAAACAGAGCGAGATAAGGATCATTGGATGTAGTATCACCCTTAATCAAAAGCTCTTCAAGGTCAAGACTTGCCCGCTGTGCAATGAGATCCATAATGGTATCCTGAAGATTTTCTTTCTCAATACTATCTTCAAGAGCATCATAAGGCACATGCACTTCAGCAATCACCTCTTCGGTGTCAAGCTGTACCTGATCAAAAGTAGGCCGTGCTCGTTCATCGGCCTTCAGTGAAGTACCACTGGCCGGAGCCGCACGAAGAATACGGGAGCCAAACCCGATTTTATCAATATTCATCTTGGGCCGTCCCATAGGCACAGTGCGTACCTGACTAATGAGGGTCGGTTGGTCAATCAGTTTGCGATAAAAACTGTCACTTTGTTCGGGGTTGAGATACCCGCCATCGCTAATCATCTGGCTAACCGCAAGATCAGCCTTTTCAATAATCCTTCTAGAGTCAGTCATTGTATGTCCTCCTATTATGCGAATGTAATATATCCATTACGTTTACGGGTAGTTTGCTTCTTTACAGGTTCCCCGTGTTCATCAATTTCACTTTTACGCTTTGTAGTGGTGTTTTTAATGTTCTCAAGTTCATCACGAACGCCCTTGATCTCAGTTTCCACTTCTTCTTTAAGCGCAAATTTACCAAGTTCCTCATTCAGCTTGTCATTAAGCTGAGTTTTCATTTCCTCATATTCAGTCCGAAACTCCTCAATTTTTTCTTTAGCTTTTTCATCGGCCTTGGTTTCAATTTCGGTTTTCAGTTCTTCGAGTTTATCTTCCTCTGGTTCAACAGGTTCAGGGGCAAAAAGCTCTTTTAGGGTTTCACCCTGAATCTCAAACTTGGTTGCTACATCTTCAGCCTTAGCATTAGACAAAACGGCCTCGGCATACTTGCGGAAGTTCTCTACCGCATTGAGCACCATAGTCTTGCGCTGTTTATCAGTAGACTCAGGTTGCCGCAAGGTGCCAAAAATTATGTCCATCATGGCAAAAGCCGCATCAGCAAGATTGTCCATAGTGGCGTAATCCACTTCCTTTTCAATCGGCTCTTCCTCAGACTCCTCTTTTAGGTCAGCTACAATGCCGTAAACACCGGCTTCTTTGTCAATAACCGCAACGCTTTTAGTTTCGAGTTCAATCTCTTCGTCATTTACTTGCCCGTAGACATCAAAACCATCAAGGCCCTCGCCTTTTTCTTCCAGCTTATATGTCTCAGACAATTCCTGCATCTTTTCTTCCGAAATATCCTTCGGAATTAGGACGCTGTGAATTACTTTTCTCATATTATTATCTCCTTTAACTTGTCCTTTAATTATTTTAAAAGGCTGTTGGTTAGCCGCATGACCCACAAGTGATACAAACTCAATATCAGGGTCAGTCATGAAAACCACCTCGCCTTCCTTAATAATTGACTTTACTTTAGCCATTATTCATCCTCATTAAGATCAATCCTATGACTATGTGCGACAGCCGAGTCGGTGGCCGTGCCATAGGAAATAGTGTGATTATGTTCTTGTGAAAAATCAGTCTCTCCTTTTACTATCTTGCCTTCAGAATCATAGAGAATCGTAAAATTATGGGTGTGGGGTGGAATTATATCTTTATTCATGTTCTCATAGGTTTCACCTATGATTTGTTTACTTACTTCAAGTAATACTCTCTGGGGGTACTTAGTTACTGTGCCACCAAAAGAAAAGCCATTTAGTTCCCCTTTCTCCACTTTTTCCCATATATCGTCAGTGCATTTTACAGCGATAACCCAACTGCCCTCTGGAAAATTAGGATCACCCTTTTCCGCCACATAGGATTCAACTACATGACACCCAGATTCTTTCCAGTTGTGATTTATATCAATATTTTTTTCTTTTCGAGTGGCAAGAAAATCCCAAGCGGCCTTTGCCACAGTAGCAGAATCCATTGTCTCACCATCCGTGTCGATATAGCCTGGGGAATAAACAATGCCTTTTACTACTTGATTTTTGGCATCTTTTTTCTGTATTTTTACAAACTTTTTCTCGTTTTCCCACATAGATAAACACACCGCATATGCTTGGTTAGCGTCACTCGCAGTGCCGTCTTCGAGTACAATAGGGATGCATCTCTCGACAAATTCGGCTTGCGTTTCACTAGGTTTCGGTTTAGGCATAGTAGTATCTCCTTCGTACTACCATAAATAACTACACGAAAATATAATGTCAATACATTGGGGTATTTTTAATGGAGGGAACTACATATGGTAGGACATAAAAAAAGCCCATCTTTTTGTGAGCTACCCATAGCTAAAGCATATGGGCTCCCCGTTTCATAGACTCTGTCACGTACCAGACGCCTCACCGGGTTTTTGTTTGTTTTCGGACTGCGCTCCACAACCCGAAATGGTTCTTAAGCCTTGTTTAAGGATATTTTTCGATGCATTTAAGTCACGGTCAAGAACAGTTCCACACTGTGGACAAGTCCATTCTCTATCTTTTAGTTGAAGATTTTGATTAATGAAGTTACAGACATTACATGTTTTGGAGGAAGGAAACCACCTGTCTGTTTTAATAAGGTCTCTTCCGTTCCATTGTGCTTTGTATTCAAGCTGCCTTGTCAATTCATACCAGCTTGCGTCTGCAATAGCCTTGGCCAAACAGTGGTTTTTAATCATATCCTTAACGTTCAAATCCTCGATTATCACAGTTTGGTTTTCACTGATTATCAAGTGCGTTGTTTTGTGGGTGTTGTCCAGCCTTTTGTTTTTGATTGTTTCATGGACAGCAGCCACTTTCTTTCTTTGCTTTAATCTTTTACCAGAGCCTTTTTTCTTTTTTGAAAGTTGTCTCTGTTCATATGTCAATTTCTTTGCATATTTATTTGTCGTCCTGGGATTTTCAAAGACCTTGCCGTCTGAACAAATAGCCAAATCTTTGATACCCAGATCAATACCAATTCTCTTGTCAGAGTTAGGGAATTTTTCATGTTCCACTTCGCATGTAATAGAAGAAAAATATTTACCAGTTGGTGTTCTGGATATTGTTGCGAAAAGAATTGTCCCTGTCATCTCACGATGGAGCTTAACTTTCACTCCTTCTCGGAATTTAGGAAGAAATAATTTGCCATCACGGATATCCACCCCCTGGGGGCATCTAAAAGAATCAATAGACTTATGCTTTGACTTGAACCTTGGAAACATAGCCTGTTTTTTGAAAAACCTGCCGTATGCTGTATCCAGGTCTTTCAAAGACGCTTGTAATGATTGGGAATTTATTTCTTTTAACCACTCAAACTCACTGTCTTTTTTGAGAAGAGTCAATGCTTTTGCGTTGTCATGATAGTTCAAAGACTTCTTGTCTTTCAGGTATGACTCTTTCCTTTTGGCAAGAAAATGATTCCAAACGAAACGGGTTGAACCAAAATGCTTTGCCATTAGTTCAGCCTGAGTTTTATTTGGATATATTCTAAATTTGTATGTCTTGTGAACTTTCATAGTTTAAATATAATACTTTTTTAAAAAAAGTCAATTATTTTTTAAAGCTAAAGCAAAAACTTATATCCCACACCTAAAGGAGTGGGTTTTACGGCCTAAAGGCCAAAACTTATAAAGGTAGGCCTCTTCTACTACTTGGTAACTGTTTTTTTACTTTTTATCTGGTGGTAACTATTTTACTTAAAAAATAATAGTTTTACAAATCACTTATAAACTCATTGTCCTCAAATTCCGGTTCAAAGCCTTCGTCTCCCCTTATTATTGTATCTTCTTCTATGGTCATTTTATTAAAATTTAATTTTACTCTTATTATTGCGCTATCCCCATCCCGGCTTTTTTTAATTTTTAACAGCCTTGTTTGTATTGGTCGCATTGTGTCTCTGTCCTCTGGGTTTTCAAACTCAAGGCTAAAGAAATTCGAAGCCGTGTGCTCGACACTCTGTGTGCCTCGTGTTCCCTCTATTTTACCGGGTTTGGCTCTATTGTACTGGGTAGAAGCCAAGATGGGAATCTGGCTATGAATACTAAAATTCTTGAGTGCAAAGATTACGCTTTCGTCTTCTCTCCATGCGCTATTTGTTCGTATGTTTTTATTAGTTAAGAGATAAAAGCCATCAACACATAAAAAATCTGGCTTGTACTCAGAGCATACAGAAATAATACTATTTACATCAGAGTATATGCCACTTGGCAGTATCTTAAAATAATTACTTTGTTCTTCTCCATTTATAGAAACAGGTTTTCTAATTATTTGCCGTGCTTTTTCTACGGCGTAATATGAAAGTTTGCCTTTTCTTATGTCTGAGTCTCTTAATTGGGTTTGTAGGGCAAGTAATCGTCTTGCAATTTGTTCCTCTGGCATTTCGGGACTGATAAACATTACATTACTTCCGGCATGATACGCAGTAAGGGCAGATTTTAAAGACATATAGCTTTTACAAGAACCAGTTACGCCTACTATTACATTAAAATCCCCTTTTTGGTTGCCGTATGTAATTTCGTCCAAGGCTGGGAATCCAAACGGTATGCCTGAGATGCCCGGATTTTGCTGTACTTCATCGTGCCTTTTTAGTACCTCTTCTTGCACATCAGGGAGGTCTTTCAGACTGAAACTCAGGTCTGTTTTATTAATGAGATCAGTATAGTAACGTAAAAGTTGCACAGTATCTTTAGTCTTGTTACTATGCAATAATTCTGTTATCTTATTAGATGCCTCTTTGCATAGATCAAACTGCTTGCGTTCCCTTAATTGAGATACCCAATATTCAAGGGGTTCTTGGGGTAGGTGTTCCCAATCCACACCCCCACATTCTGCTGCTACGGTTGTTAGTTCAGGGTATTTTCCATGATTGTACTTAAAGGTTTTTATAAAGTTAAAAGCCAGTTGTTCTTTGCCTTTAAAAAAAGTTTCGTCTGCCCCCAATTCTATAAGTTCAGAAAAAGGGGCGTTGCTTGTAATTAAAGACTTTAACGCCCCAAACCCGATACTTCTACTCATTAAATATCTCCGAAGCCTTTTTTATTAGCTCAGTTAAATTCTCGGTGTTCTCAAGTTCAGTTTTTATTTCGTCCTCAGTGCGGCCTGTTACTCTGGCAATTTCTTGAATAGTTTTTTCAAATTCTTTTTGTAGTTCCGTATAATCCATTTACATCTCCGATATTGTAAGATTCTCATCTATATAAATTACAGGAATGCCGTTTTGTCGTGCAAAAGTTATTTCCTTTTGAAGGCCGTTTGATATTTTCCAGCCGTCTACACATAAGACAAACATCATGTCGCATTGAGATAGCATAAAGTAATCAAAGGCTTCCCATACCTCAAAAGTATCATGGCCTTTCATGTACTGTGCTATTGGGTGGCTCATAGATACGGGACTAAACACCCAAAATCCAGAGTTAAACAACTTAGCCGCTACTTCACTTACTTTTTCAAACCTTTCTATCCGCACTTTTTTGTCCATCTCACTTGTATCTGGCTTATTCGCCCCTATTTCCTTGCTTTTACTCTTGAAACTGTAAGGCGTCCCTAAGTAAATATACGGTTGTTTCATGATCGCACCCTTAATATTTTTGAATTTGATTTTTCATCGAGATACATTGGCACACATTGCTCACCATATACTGAACTCAGCGAGTTAATAAGGTTAGGCAGGTCTGTATCTCGTGGTTCTTGCCTTGAAAACACATCTGTTATAGTAGGTTTGCGCTTTGCTTTCCGGTCACTTAGCACCCCACCCAATGCGTTTTTGGTCTTTCTCAGGTTATAATCTGTTGGGTCAGAATAGGGTAGGATTAAAAGCCCCGTGGAGCGCATACGTTGTATTTGTTCCTGGTAATCTTCTTTAAAAGGATCTAAATCAATGGGTTTTTTTATTACAAACCCCTTTTGTGTCGTGATAGACCATACACCTGCAATCCAGAAATAAAGGGCAAGAGTGTGGGAAGTGTCTTTAGTAACTAAGAGTATAAAATTTCTTGACCCCAAGAGGTATTCACACAAAGTTCGTACTTGTTTTTCTTGTTTTTTTTCTGGCTTTTTCAAGTACGACAGTGGAATATCTTTTTGGATATACAACTGTGATATCCATTCATTATTATCTAATTCTATGCCGGTTTCTGTTTTGTCCCAAGGGCATTTAATCATTAAAACAACTCCGGTTTCAGTTCTTTGATCTTGAGAACAGTAAGTTGATTTAACCTTTTAAAATCTATGGTTGGGTTTTTGTGTTTTTTAATGGCATTCCATAGTTCCTCAGTTACAAAATCATGGTAAACAGTGGAAAGCAATCTTGGAATATATTTGCTATTCCACCCCTGGCACTCATTTACTATCTTGGCATATGTTTTTGTTACAAGATGTTCTGTTACATACTCATCAACCAATTTTTGCTCAACCCATTCTTTAAATTTTTTAGATGTAGGTTGGGCTTTCGAATGCTTTTCTTTAAATTCGTTTGTAATTATCTTGGCCCAAACTGTGCGGCCAAATCTATTTTGAAACGCATAATTCTTAATTACAATACCCTCACCGCAACCCTTGCCTTCTTCTATTAGAAAGGTATTATTTTGTACCTCATGTAGCAGATTATCATAAGTAACATTTTTTGCCGTACAAATAGGCGGTATATAATCTAAATTAAATTCTTCAAGCATAGGTTGGTATTCTTTATAATGTAAATATTGCTCTTTTTCATCATTATAAACATCAAATATATAAAATCTATTCCAAGCATCTGCTCTGTAAGTGCACAAGGCATGAGGGACTAGAAACTCTCCGAATAATCTTACATTTGGATACTCATTAAAAAAAGCTTTTAGATTTTCATGCTGCGGCCCGTTTAGTACCCAAGCATAAAATCCAGCATTATCTGCATCCAAAGTAAGTTCCCGTTTGCGACTCCCGGCTTTTAACTCCCCGTTTTCTTTCCAAATAGAGGCATTTGTCCCGTCAACTTTAGAGAATATCCAACATTCTCCCATTTCTATGCCCTGAACTTCATCATTATCATATTTTTCCACATGCATATATTTTTTAAACATTAGCTTTCCCTCCATTGTTCTAACAGGCTTTTTTTCTGTTGAGGCTCTTTTTGTACTTGAAGTTCACGAAGAATACTGTCTCGGCAGACAATCATGTCTTGTAAATCTGGGGTATCTGATAATATATAGGTTTTTTTATTGTTTGTCAAAAGCCCTTTTTGTTTAAATTGGGGCCATTTTTCAAACACCTGCTCTAAAAAGCCATAAATATCTTTGTCCTCGTAGCCGTTATTCTTTAGCAGCCGGACAAACCCTGATACTTTATTTCGTGTGTCTTTTTTTAAAGGCAGAGGTGTCCCATAATCATGTTTTTCGTACAAGTCGTAAAAGTATTGAATAAATCCATTGGTTGTCACCGGCCTTGATTTGCGCTTTTCTGCCTGCTCTTGCCTTGATTGTCTGTGAATTTCCTGCGCCCTTTTAAGCGCATCATTCAACACGGTGCACATCCTCTTTACCTTGAATTTCCTTTATAAAAAAATATGTAAAAACAGGTGCTACCAGAACCAAAGGCCCCCAAAAAGGCACAAAAACCCAACCCCAAGACCAATCAATATTGCCAGTGAACTTAAGTACAGCAAAAATAAGGAACAACACCCAAAGTGTTCTAATCATTTTTTACCTCCTTTTTATACCAACCTTTGCCATCACGAACAGCCAT